TGAAAATTACTTTCTTCAGATACTGTATTTGCACTATCATATTCGTTAGCAAGATTTAATCGAGTACATATCAACTCTCTTCTTAACAGATTAATATCTATAATTCTAGCTTCGGCTATTTTACCTGTAGCAGTAAGTTTTTCTCCGATGGTAAAATTTTTCTGAAGATCGTCTTCTTCCCCTTCAGATTTAAATCTAATATAATAATCGTATCTTTCTAGATGAGCAGCTCGAGGTTCGTATACTACAAAAATAGGATCAGCTCCATATCCTTCGCCAGGGTTTGTAGTTACAATTGTTTCTAAACTGCCTGCAGGAATAGCAATTTCAGTATAATTTAAAGCATCTTCTAGAGTAGTATTAGAATATTCTATTATATTTCCATTTCCAAATGCGATATAAGCAAAATCTGATGTGCCGCTATTTGTCGCGTCGATTAGAGCAGTTTCATCTATGTTTAATTCTAAATTTAATGTGTTAATCTTCATTAATTCATCATCAGAATTTAATGACTCATAATAAAAGAAATCAACTGTGTCTTCACGTGTGTTTGACGGACCAGTAAATGAAGCTTTTTTAGTATATGTAAAGCTATTTACGTTTGCACTTCCGGGAAAATATGATCCTAATTGAGTATTTGCAGAATATGTATTAGCTAATTTTTTAAACGGAGCTCCTGTTGATAGAGATACCACATCATCGATGACTCCAATGCTCACATTCGATATTGCGATAGTTGGAAGCTGAAGACTATCACTTAGTCTTTTCATTGGCTGATCTATTCGAGGAAAACCTGATTCCCTGATTACATTCATAAAATATCGGCTAGATTCAGTATTTGAAAAAGTATTCGCTACTGTTACAGTGGTGTATATTAGATTTGTATTTGGTAATTCCTGTACTAAAACATCACCGCCAGTAACAAAAAAACTATTATTTGGTGTATACTCTATTGTAAATGCATTCGCAATACCTATTACATTAGCTGTGAGTGTCGCATCGATAATACCAGAAACGGTATTAGTTGTGGGTTCAACAGCGATCATTTGATCGTCGCCGTCAGTATTATTTGTCCAGAAAGTGGTTATGGCATTTGTCCACCCATCCTCACTAAATAGTCTTCTTCCGACATCATCTTCGACTATATTTGTATTTGCATCTGTATACGTAGCAGCAGTAAAATTAATAGTAATTTGATCAAAGATTTCGTTTTTATCAACGATCAATCCTGAAAAAACTACCGTGCCATCGACTTCGTCATTCGCAGTAGCATATATTGTTTTACCTACTTCTATATCAGCGATAGATGTAGCATTATTTGCATCGCCATCAACTAGAATAACAGCAAGATCTTGTTTAATCAAATCAAACTGTTTAAAGGGATCTAAATGATAAAAATAATCTGTGTTTGTAAAATAGATTTCGCCCGTTTCTATGACTCTATCTGAACCCAATACTTGAGCATCAGGTCCATAGCCCCATCCGCGCTTTTCACCATCAAAAGAAAATTCTACAATACCTACAGCATCACGCGTATCTGTAATTACACCCTTTGCATTTTTACCTTTGCCATCAATGGCTTTTACTAATTCTCCTACAGAGAAATTTCTTGATGAAGTCAGAACTTCGTAACGAGATAATGATCCGATAATTAGAGCACTTAAATCTGAATTACCATCAAGTGATTTTTGTTCTATTTGTTCTCCAGTTTGAAATGATCCGTCTAAACCGGCGAGATGCAATACATCAATGTTTAAACTTCCTTTTCTAGTTCGAATAAGTTTTTCAGCAAAAGCTGTAGCACCGCTCGATTTACCTAATACAGTTTGGCCGACAAATTGTACATTCTTTTCGTTGGGTACTAACTCGACATATCTACGATTCTCGTAAGTATTATCAGATAACTTAAATAAATCATCTCCCGGATAATATAAATCTGCCTCGATTCCATAAACAAGTTTAAAGAATAAATCAACTGCTCGTTCGGTACCTTTTGCCCTATAAAATTCTAGCGCATTTTTAATAAACAAGCGTTTATTAGTAGCAGTATTAAACTGTACGTTAGGCAAATACTTATTTTTAAAGTCAATAATAAAATCTTCAAGTGTATTATCGATATCTCTGTAATCACTCAATCTACGTGAGTGATACAAAATATCAGCCGTATTTTGTACTAATGTTTCTTTTTCGCCGTCACCATCTCTGTCTGCGTAAAATTGATTTGTTTCTAGCCATTCAAAATAAGCTTTGACGAAGAGAATAAACATCTCTCCTTCTTCTTTATAGAAGTCTGGAAACTGGTTTTTAACCAGATGACTGATATTTTTTTCAATATCAAGAGCCATTACTTATTGACCTGTTCAATTGTTATTTTGATATCATCATCTAAAACCCTGAGTATAGTGTTTTTATTAGCAGATATGTCTGCTTCACCTGGAATAGCCATTACTTTTAAATTGGCTTTCGTACTAACTTCAAAATCGTCGATTCTGACTACACCGCTTTCATATACTACAGAACCAACTTCAATTATCTCTCCATTTGATTTAATAATATTTAAAACACCGGAGCCATTATCACCCATAAAAGAATCTACGCCTTGATAGATAAAATTATCAGTTCTTACTGCCGAGATAGGTGAATCAAATCTAATATTATAATTCGTGCGAACCATAGGATTAATAGGAATGTATTTTGCTATTTGTATTTTTGTGTCATTACTCAAAATGGCTGTTTGAGCGTTGTCAATAGCTGTGACTAGATTACTATAGCGCATCGTAGCATTAAATGTTTCTAAACTATTAAAATTGAAATTTTGTATAGCAGAGAGAACAAGATTTTGTATGTCTCCGATGCCCAACGATGTTTGTTTGATGCTGTACTTTACTGTTGTATCGATCATCACATACGAATAGTTGGGTGTAACAAAAACAGGTTGTATAGATAACGGACTTCTGTCTTTTAAAAATCGTGCAAAATCATTTTTGTAGCTAGTTGGCAAAACATCTGTATTTTTTAAGTCAACCGCAACGATGACTCTTCCAAACTGAGGTGGATCGAACTCTTCTCCGCCGAAAGCTGCAACATCATTTATCTCAGAAAATTCTGCTTTTAACAATGTTGCGTAATCCTGTGAAGTAATAACTCTCTCTTGTGTAGAAAAAGCTCGTGGCGCATTAAACTTAATTTCTTCGAGAGTTTCTGGTAGAGAACCTCCCTCTGCTGATCTCTCAAGGCCATCTTCTACAGTTATTGAAACATTTGTAACAGACGCTGAACCAATATCGCCATCAGCAGTAAAAGTTCTAATCCCGTTTGGCAATTCTCCGTTACATGTCCTGTATTCTAGCAAAACGATAGAACTATTTTTTGGTTGTCTGCCAATGACACCATCACCGAAAAGTATTTCGTATGTATCATTCTCGGCCGCTTGTAGAAAATAAATTTGATCTTCAGCACCAATTCCAAATAAGCTATCTCTTTTTTCATACACAATAACATTTTCGCCATTGTCTTCAATTACGTTGACTCTAATACTATTTGTATCTACAGTTTTATTTGTGATAATAAATCTCGGCTGTTTATCTGCATTTGTCACATATGTATCTTGAACAAAGTCACCTTCTTTAATTGTTACACCTGAAGCAATAAACTCGTTCTCAACATTTGGATTTATAATCGCTTGCACATTCTCGATAGTAGAAAATGTAAAATTTTTCTGACCTAGTGTGCCTGTAAATGTAGTGCCGCGCGGAATAACAACGGTACCAGAACCAGAAGTATCTCTTAATGTGACATCTATTTTTGCTGTAGCAGATCTGAATGATCGAGGTACATAGTTTAATTCTTTAGCATGAGACACGATAGAATCTCTAAGTAAAGCAGAATCAAGAAACATCTCGTTAGAGAGCATATTCAGATAAAATGAATTTAAATTAGTGTTGTATGCAAGAATATCCAAAAGAACATTGATGTTCGATCCTTCAAAATCATAATCTTGAAAAATATCTTGTGATCTGAGATATTCTTTTAGATTTTGTTTTATCGATGCAAAATCAAGTGTTGTGAGATCGTTACTGGTAGTTGCCATTTTATCTTACTCTATAAAGTGTGAGGTCGACTTCTTGTTGTTGTGAAGAGTTAATAACTCCAAATACTATTTTAACGTCTATGGAATTTTGATCTGGTGAAGCTTTTGCTATAACTTCGAAAATACGTGCTCTCGGCTCGTATGTCTCTATCAAATCCTTTATATCGTTTTGTATTTCTACTTCTGTATCACGGGTCATAGCTTCGAACAAATATCTTCTGATGTTTCCACCAAAATCTGGATTTCGTAGCCTTTCATATTTATTTGTCAATACGATATTACGTATTGCCAATTTAACAGCGTCCACATTTGTCTTCCGCGCTATCTGTTTTGTATTAGGATGAGGCAAAAAGATATGATTAAAATCACTGTAAATATCTCGACTACGAGATACGAGCGCATATTCTTGATTTTTCTTTGCTGTTTTGATACCCATGTTTTTCTCTTTTAAATACTATTTATGCCGGTATTTGAATATCATCTAAATCATCAATAGAATCTTGTAAGCTCGTCGTAGCGTCGCCTATGTCTGTGAGTGCTGTGTCGAGCTCACCAATCTGTGCTTGTACATCAGCTGATAGAGATAACAATTCATTATATCCCAATTGATCCAGCGCATCGTTTCTAATATCTTCGTATATCGATGTAGCCTGATTAAATAAACTCGTTGCGTTCTCCATCAAACTATTAGTAATATCGTCAAGCGCACCTCTAATTTCACTCTCAATACAATCTGCTAATCGTGTTGCCGCATTTGCTACTGCTGAAGCGAGACTCGCTAATGCTCCGGCTAACTGAGCCATCTCAATAGCTAATTGAATTGCTGCAGCTAATTGAGGATCGACCATACCAGACACTACCTTTTTAGCCCATCCAATAATTTTTAAAGGATCGCTGGGTATAGACATAATTGGTGCATATTTTGACATGATTTCAGCAATTTCTGCTGTTTTTTCATCGAGTACATCTGTGACCGCTGATACATGTTCGTCTAATAATAATTCAAGTCTTTCACAACTAAATTCACCCGGTACACTCGAAGTAGTACCATCAGGGTTTTCAACTGTTGTTACACCGGTGGCTCGTTCAAGCTCCGCTTTCATTTCGTTGATAGAATCGACTGTTGTTTGAAAAGACATTATACGATACTCGTTACTATTCCGTTGACAACCGTGACTGATCTACCAGTCGGTGTAGTAAATGAACCCGATGCACCTTTCGAAGTGCCTAACGATCCGTTTACATATAAATTATAGTTAGCATCATTAGAACCTACTGTCACATCACTATTAAATTTAGTACCAGTCAGCGTTGAAATATTGAGTGACATAGCAGCCATGTCTAGACTATAATTTACAGTCATTCTGCTGTTGCCTAATACTTTATGTGTATGATTACCCTTGATTCGTGTGACAGAATTTTTTTCAACATTTGTAGCCATATCTCCGACTACATCTATAAACAAACTACTTGCGTCTGTTGATTGTTTTTGTCTTTCGTTTGTATGATCTACACCTACGCCTAAATAATAATTATTTTTAGTAGCTACTGAACAGTTATTTGCTACATCTAAAAACCAATTTTTGTTATCATCAGCTGTGATGTCTCTATAGTTATCTGCTGTATAACCAACTGTGATAGCTAAGTTATTAGCGACATCAGTGTAGAAATTAGTCTTGTCAGTAGTCGTAACAGCTCTATAATTATCTGGGTCATATCCTACTGTAATAGCTAAATTATTTACAACATCAGTATAAAAGTTCGTTTGATCTGTGTCTTGTTTTTCTCTTTCTTTTTCATGACCAACACCGACAGCGAGATAATAATTATTATTTGCAGTGACTGAACAATTATTAGCTACATCTAAAAACCAATTTTTTTCTTCTTTTGTTTCTAACTCTCTAGAATTATCCCAAACATAGCCTACAGAAGTAGCCATATTATTTGCTACATCAATATAAAAATTAAACTTATTGTTGTCAGGTAATTTGTTTACTCCGTCTCTTTTATCTGCATCTTTTTCATAAATGTCTATTAATTGATAACGAGCTGAGAGACCACTTAAATTATTATTTGCTGTGCGTGGATAATAACCAATAGCAATATAAGCATTATTAGCTGTTGTTTCTACTTTATTGCCACCAACACCAGTAGTGGAATTTTTTTCTATCTCTAATTTTAATGAACTACCAACATATGTTTCTTTGTTACCTAAAACAAAATTATATTCGCTTTCAGTTGTTTTTCTTACTCGTCTTCCCGACCAACTAGCTTTAGGAGCCGAAGGATCATGATTATTTGCTGGTTCTAGCCAGTCAGCAGGACCCATTGCGTCAGGCCATGGTTTCTCTAAACTATCTCGGTTAGTCGTTGCTGGTCCATTCGATACCTCTTCGTATGAACCAGAACGATGCCACCAGTGTATCCTCTCATGTCCTGGCGTATCATCTAATTCAATTGCATGTCCTGATTTAGTAGTATGTACAGTATTATGTGGCCAAAGCGTATCATAATCTGACGGCGGTTGTTTGACAAGTTGCTGCGGCCCAATCAAGTATGGTTGTTTAGGTAATGTCTGACCACCTTGACCGGGGGCAGTGAAATTTTTCAATTCGTGCGATTCAGCGATACCGCCATCTAAAGACGAATCTCTATCTTTGTCTTCGTGCCAACCTTTCGCTAGTCCTGAAACATCTTGATATTCAAATGTAGGTCCGTCTGGTCCTCTTATTTGTAAAAACTCATGTCCTTGTTCAGTCGGTGGTTCAGGATACATAGAATCTTTGTGATATGTACCAAAGATAACCGGTATATTTCCTTCATGACCGTCGAGATAAAAGCCAAACACATAAGTGCCTACAGCAATTCCCGTCGGTGATGTGCCAACCGCGTCGATCCAAAATGGTGTTTGAAATTCTTCAAGTTCTGCTATTTTTCTATAGCTCAAAGACGCTGACTGTATAGAAGAAATTGGCCACGCCCACAATAAGTCGCTATCTTTTATACCCAAAGTTTTGACAGTTTTGCCTAATTCACCAGTTTGGTCATGTAAAACTCTAATTTTTACACGACCTAAATATCTCATGTTTTGTGGATCTTCTTTTGGATCTATCTCGACAACACGAGCCATAAACCACTTGAAAGAATCTCCTATGTTATAGTATGCCATATTATTACCCGAGCGACTTACCGAACTGATTCGGTTTAGCTACATCCATTACCATAAAATGTTCAAATTTATTATTCATGCGTTGATCACAGCGATGCTTCAAATTAGTGACAATGTAATTACCAGAAAATACTTCACCTTGCTTGCCCAGACCATCAGTCAATCCAGCAATCTCAGGAAATTTTAATTCGATGATATCACCTACTCTAATACTCGTATCTCCATACACTCTGATTCTAAGACCATATTGAAACATTCTTTCACGAAAAGGTCTTTGCAAATGTATATTATTGTTGTGCTCCATTTCAGGCCGAGTGGCATCTTTAATAGACATACGACTTGAGCCAGGCAATTTGCTAGCAAAATTATTATAGTCTGCACTATTAAAATCAAATGTTTCTTCATCTGCAGTCTTTTCATATTGACCATGATCAGAGATGTTTACGTATTCATTTTTCTTGTAATAAGTACCACGGTGCAAATCAAATTCTCTTACTTGATTTCTGATTGCTCCTGCCGTTACCTTTTTAATTGCAGAACCTTGAGACACAGTTTCATATGCTAATATATTTCTTACGTTGATACTCTTGCCAATATCTTCTGCTCTGTTAGCGGTATCATATGAAAAAGATTTTCCTTTTGCTCCTCCTTTTCTCTCTTTGATCAATTTTTCTACTGTCTGAAAGTGATAGCCTTTATTGTCCTCATAAAATACAAAGAAAGATGATTTAAAATCTTTTGATACGGCTCTTTCTTTAATCAGATTAATTATCTGAAATGGTCTCATATTATTGACAACGTAATCAAATTTTCCTTTAGTAGATTCTCTCGTAATCAGAGAGGTACCAGCACCCATATCAATTTCTAGTAATTCAGTCAGAGCATCATCATATTTTCTATCTTTATATCTCTTAGAAAAGACTGTAGTAGAATTTAGAAGAAAATCTTTAGTGCAACAACGCAGCATGTATGATCTCATATTTGCCTGATCATTTGTTTTCATGCCTTGAACACTTTCTACAAAAAATGTATACGAAATAGTTTCACGTGATGGTGTTCTAAAACTGATTTCAATAAATTCTTCGCCGCCAAGTGGAAATTTATTGACAAGATCTATACCTTCAGCAATATAAAAGTCAGCAGTCAGTGTATAGTTATCAAGAGATTCGTATATGTCAAAGCTTTTTACTTGAGGATAGATATTAAGCTCGTTTCCTCTGTTAAAGGTGTAGAGCATAATTTTATTTCCAACTATTTCAACGTCACCAGCATCTATTGGTCCGGACATTTTATACCTACTTCATCAATTTATCTAATTGCTCGTTAAGACTGTCTGCATAACTTCTATCTACTAAAGATATTTGTTGTTTTTGATCATTGAGATTTTCCTCAAAATCATAAAACGAATACTTAGTAAAATAAACTTGTTCGACAGCAGGAATCACATCTTTTATTTTTTTATAAGTTGAATAATCAAACGTAGCAGTGGCACCACTATCATCACCGACTACATCAAAATTACTAGTCATTGTACTCCAATCTCCATCGATATGTCTGAGTACAGTATATGAGCTATTAGCAAAAGAGACAGTCGCTGAACCAGACTTGCTGCTAGATGTAAACTCCACAATTTCGTCCACAGTAAAATTAGTTGTAGCTTCTGTAGCATTGCTAAAAGAGATTATCATATTCGTTGTGGCGTATATATCTTCTTGACTTCGCTGATAACCTACGAGCGTAACATTATTATATACAGGATCCCAATATTTTTTGCGCGCTGCCGGTAAAGCGGTATACCCAAATTGACCTTCTACTGGAATAATAGTTAAATCACCCTCGTAATTTGTTCTGTACAAATATGTTTTCTTTTGTGCCTTTTCTACACTGCCATATTTTGTTTTGATTTTATTTTCAAAGTCTTCATAGTTGAGTGGCACGTCATGATATGGATCAACAATATCATTGGCGTGATATATGAGCCAATCTAAATCTACATCATCGTAATAATCATGCGCGATTGTTTCTATTTTTTCTCCAGTTTCTATATCAAATGAATAGAATGCGGTGTAAAAGTTTTTTACATTCGTATTGAAGTCTACTCTTTTCAAAATATTAAGAGATGGGACACCACGATATGTAGTGATTGGAAATTTTCTGAAATATTGATTTCTAT